ATTTGAGCCGTAACCGCTGCCGGCAATCGAGCCGTTACTTTCCCACAGGCAGTTGAGGGTTCCTTGGCCGGAAATCAAACCTTTTTCGTACTGGTCGCGGAACTCGTTGCCGAGGGCTGTGAGGTCTACGGTGTCGCGACTGGTGGTTATTTCGAAGTCGCGAATCCGCGCCATGAAGCGGTAGCGATCGTTTTTGGTTTGGAGTGTGATGTTTTGGGCTGCGCTTGGTGCGACTAACTGAACAGCGTCGCTTTGCTGACCAGACAGCGAGGCATCAAATCTTTCAAACAGGCGGATGCCGCCTGCATCATCAATGTGGATATACCACGTTCCATCCGGGTAGCTGTGGCCAGATACGAGTTCTAGTGTTGAGCCGTCAGTAGTGGCGATTTCTACGCGATCGCCTGTAACTAAAGACGAGATATTGAAGTCTACGGAAAAGCGCCGCCTTGATACGTTGACATCACTGGGGTCCAGTGTTGTCGCGATTGGGGAATCTGTTGAGTCGCGATCTAACTCAACGGAACCCGTGTATCCAAGGTAAACCGACATCAGGGAAGTACGTTTTGCTTAGCTTGTCCGCTGACTTCAAATGTCACGTCCACAGACATAACTTCGCCGACTGCCATGCTCATGCTGACGCCTGTAATCCAGGCATAAACCTCGATAAATTTGTTGGCGTCTGCGTGGAGCTTAAAAGTAACGCTCGCTGATTGAGCTGCTACTCCATCGTCAATGCCCGAGCCACCGGCTTTAATAATGTTCTCGATAAATGCACTGGCGTCTGACGTTCCACCGCCGCCGGTGTAGTAGAAAACGCGGCAGCTTCCACTCATGCTGCGAACACCGTTAATCAGTGTTCGGTCAGTATCTTCCAGGCTGGTTGTTTCCAGCACAGCTTGTGACGCACTCAGCGACCAATTTTGGACTTTGCCAATTTTGGTAGTCCCTAGGTATAGCTGACCGTCAAGACCGCTGTAAAACGCCATGATGCGTCACTTTACGTTAGTCGTATTCTAGACCCCTTCTAAATAGCCGATAAATGTACACGTAACCGTGCTTACGCCGGGGTAAACGCTCTGCACACTTGGCGGATTTGAGTAACGCCACTTGGTTGCAGTTCCTTGCTGGCTCATTTCTTGCGCTAGGCCCGTACTTGTTACACCGGCCATCGGACCAGACGTGCTGCTGATAATGAAAGTGGCGTTGTTGTAATCCCCGTTGACCGTCGCGTAGTGCTGCACAATTTGTAGTGCTTCAGCGTCACTGATGTTTCTGAAGGTCAGCTGTAGGCGGTGGCCGACTTGGTTTGCACCAAAGCGGACAATCGACCTCGCTCCATTCAGTGCTAGAAACTCGGTCTCTGGGTATTCGCCTGGGGAATAGGACCGGCTGCTGGGAGTAATACTTGGGAATGCCGCTGCCATCAGCCTGTTTCCTCTGTGAAATCATCAACCCAATCTAAAACTGCTAACGAACCTGAGCTTGTGCGTGGTACGTAGCTTCCGGCTACTTCGATAAGACCGTCTTCGCCGTAAGTGATGCTTTCGGCTTTATACGTGCGGCGCACTGGATTGGATTGCGGATCTTGTGTAAACACAGAGCCATAAACAGAAGAGTTGTTTGTTTTTCCATCGGTAACGGAAATCGTCGCTGTGTCTAAAGCATCCGTTCCGGGCTTCCAGTAAACGATGTCTAGGCTGCCGTTCTCAATCTCGACACCGTTGATGTAGCCGTCTGAGTCGATGGAACCGTTTCTCAGGCGTTCACCCGAATCCGTTCCAGTCGTTGGGTGGGAAACGGTGGTGACGAGGTCGAAGTAGTCACCTGGTTCGAGCGTCAATGCGGACTGTGGTGTGGTCTCAAATTTCACGCCGTGATCCACAAGGGTTCTGGTTTTCAAGGCGTACTTGGCAAACTTTTCTGCGTGCTCTTGGCTTGTGCAGAACTGAGACATATCAAAAGTCTCTTCAGGGTCAGTTTCACTGCCACCTGCGTGTCCTTTGAGCCTTACCACCAGAACACGTTTATCGGGGAAGCCGTCAAGCTCGTCTCTTCGCCAGATGCACACCGCTTTAAAAGGTTGGCGCTCTTCCGGTGACAGGAAGCTTGTTTGTAGACCTCTGATGTTTCCGTCGGTGAACAGAGTTTTGATGTCGCCGCCTATGTCTTTTGTGTAGTCAATTTCGCCGCTTTTCTTAAATGGAACGTCAGGATAAAGGCTGAACTTGCCGCCTTTAACGATAAAGCTCAACATGCAGAAGGCTGACTGTTCGAAAATCCATTGACGGATGTTCAAGCGCTCTGCAATAACGCCGTCCCAGTAAAAGTTGTTTGCAGTACAGAACTTACGGGCTTCAGCCATATTTGTATCTAATTCACCTCCGTCTACTTGGTCTGCAGGTACGAACGCACCAGCGCCGTATTTCGTGTTTGTAAGTAGGTCGTATGCGATGTCCGGGACTGTTGAAATCGTGCCGGAAGTTCCGTCGGCTCTCTTGCCTACAATCCCCTCGCGGAAAAATGCAGAAACTTGGCTAAAGGTTGACCACTCTTTGCCACTTGCAAGACGAAGCCCTGCGTGGGATAGATCTGTGTACTGCGGTCCTTTAGATGTAGAAGATTGGACAATTTCGTTTAAATTAACGATTTCGTGTTCGGGTTGCTGGAGCGCTGATGTGTCTTCTGCGTCGTAAACGACGTAATCTTGAATAGCATCATTTAATCGCAAGTTGTCTTGAGAAACGTCCCTGTTGATAAAAATTTGAACGCTTACAGGATTGGCTTGAGTGAATGTAAGGTTGATAGTTTCACCGTCTCGATAACCCGTACCAGGATCCTTAATTGACCAGTGCGATGCACCGTCAGGCCACTGGAACGTAAACAGCTCTAGACCGGTTCCGCTGCCTCCAGTAATGTTGCCTCCGGCTGCGCTAATCACCTCTTCTGTGGTTGGTTCTTCTTGGAGAGAACGTTTTTCTCTAATAATTGATTTGAGGTTTGGTTGATCAATCACGGTCTGAGTGCCGATTGTGTACCTGTAATCACCGTTAAAGACTACGTTGTTGTCTGACGTGCCTTGAAGCTCATCTTCCCAATAAAAGTTGTTATCTTCACCAAAAATACTTGATACGTAGTATCCATCGTTATCATCAAGTCGCTCTTCTGGCTCAACGTAGATAATGTCTAAATTCGGCAAAAGGCCGTCGTTACCTGCGCCCTCCGTAGCGCTAAAACTAAGTACGCCGCCTGTTTCAACAATGTCGGGTGGAGGTCCCACGACCCACTCAAGGTTGCTGGATATAAGTTGGTTTAATGTTATTGGACGGCCAATTATTTGAACTTTTATTTGGCTGCCGTCAGGTAAACTGCTGCCGTGAATTACTGTTTTTTGACTAATATCTGAAACGGCATCCAGCAAGTAAGCTCCGATTCCCTCATTACGAAAGTAAAGTTCTAAGGTTGCGCCGGAAGCTGGGTAGAGGCGAAACTCGAATTCGCCCTCAGGATGGTCGACGCTAATTGTGTTGTATTGCGGCTCTGGTGTACGCCCCAAAACACAGAACCATGCGGGGTATGTCCCTTCAACATTTAGGATTTGGGTGAAGTCTGTAGTCGTACCAGCACGCCTGACTCCTAGAGAAAAGACGCTTATGCGCTTGTTGAAAAGCTGCATAGAGCCCAGCGAAAACTGGGTTCCGTCTTCTTGGAAGTCTTGAATTACGTCGTCGTCTACTTGGCTGTTGACATTCGCAAAACCGTTGATCCGTCGAAAAACGGTTGATTTAAGAAGAATGTCGGTGCGGTGGCATCGCCTGTTATTAGTGACGGTGCCGATTGCTGCGCGTTGAACTGTAGTTCTCGCACCAGGTTCGTCTGTGCCATCGATAGGCCCACACATAACATTGCCGCCGGGTTCGACGACTCGGAAATACGCCTTTACAGGATTTGGAGACTCGGGATACCACGGTGAGTTGTCTTTTTGGTAACAAACGCAAAGTGCATCGCCGATCATGTAACTATCGCCAACCGCTAAAGCTGCATCGGCGTCAAAACGTGTTCGGTCTTGCGCTTGAATAATATCTTGCGCTCCGTTGGATTCAAAAGTGTCTCCGGTGTATTTATTCGTTCCAATCACATACGTGATGATGTCTCCTTTTTTCACAACCCTTGGGTTTGGGTCAACATCGTAGGTTACGCCAGCTACGGTTTCGACGTGGCAGTAGCGGGGAAACTCTGCTGCAATTTTTCTGGCTTTTGCTCTGACTTCGTCTTTTGAGTCGCCGCTTGCATCGTCATAAACAAGGGTTACTTGGTACGGAACTTTGTACCGCATACCGTTAGGCAGTGGTGAATAAAGGCCGAATTGCGCTTGTGTTGCAGGTGTTCGTGCGCCACTAAACCAAGGATTCATGCCACCGGAAAAATCTTCAACTTCAAATGGCTCTTCCGCTCCAGGGAGGACTGGCATCAAGCTTTCGCTATACCTGTTTTGAGTTTTGTCTATCCGGCCGCCGTCCTGTCGGTAAAACAGTTCAATTTTTCCTTTGTTGTAGTTATTAAGTAGTGATTCGCCGATTGCGTAACTTGCAAACGTAGGTGCGCTTCCCTCAAGAGAGCCCGTTTTGCCGTGGCCGAAAAGCAGCAGAGCACGCAGTTCTTGGTATCGGCCTTTGCTGAGCATGTGACTCCACAGCAAGGTGGAATTGATACGCGCTCCACCGCCGACGTACTGGTCTTGGTTAAACCTTGAGTTGCAGTAAATCAGCGGGATAATGTCGCCTAAATTTGCAAGGTTCTGCAGTGAGTCAAAACCTGCGGTTGGTAGATACTTATCTCTGCCGTTGAGGTCAGGTGTCCTGATAGAACCTGGCGCTTTGGACTGCCCAGGGGAAGGCATAAGTAAGAGACTCAGCGCCGTGGACGCCAAGCCAATAACTAAGGAAGCGATTGCAATAATAGTTGCTGGCTCTAAACCCGTTGCAACTACATCAGGAATATGCTCATACTCTTTCCCCCGCTCTTTTGACTCATGAAGTAGGTCAACAAATGTCCAATAATCATCAGCCGTGATACCTAATGCTTCACACAGCTGGACTTCTGACGGGAGCAGTACACTTCGACGACCTCCAGGAGTCCGATGGGACTCCATTTCACCGCCGACTCGACGTAGCTTAGCCATCCGCCTTCAAAGTAAACCGCCATCGCATAGCTGTTATTAGGTGCTACGCATAGCGCGACTGAACCGATTGTAGGCGTGTCTATAACATCACCCCATTTGTGTAGCTCCTCTTTGAATACTGCAGTATCGCCTCGTCGCAACCTTCGGTACCAGTCACGTTCCCGCTTCGGGGTTTCGTAGCCGTACCAGTTCAAAACCTGAATTGCCAAACCGATGCAATCAGTTGCACCGTGCTTGTCCCAGGTGGCGCCTAAGCGGTACTTGCCGCCAATAAGTTCATAAGGAGTCTTCACCTACTGCTGATTGCTGCAGAAATAGGAAGCTCACCAACCATGGCCTGAGTCAGTACACGTCTAGGTGTTGTCACACCAACAGCGTCGATTGCGCTGGAGAGTACGACTTCGATTGTCTCTGCGTCGTAAGACATTCCGGTAACGATCCAGTTTTCTTGGGTGAGTGGTCTGGTGATTTCTGTGAACTCGGAGTTCATTACGCATGTTTTGACTGTGACTGCGGCTTTGTCGGCAACCGCCTGTCGTACAGCGTTCATGCTGATCTGGTTCGCCGATAGGACGATGGCGGCTTCGAGGTTGTCGCCGTTTCGGTTTTTTGCTGCGCCTTGGTAGTAGAACGACAGGTATCCGTGGCCGTTAATCGAACCACCGATTTTGCCGTTCTGGTATTTGTCGCCTTCGACGTCGATGAATGTCGTTATTGCGGTGAGTGTCATCGCATTCCGATCCGGCTACGTTGCGACCTGCTGTTTTGCAGTGATTTCATCGTATTCGACTGACCCATCTGCGCACCACGCTTTGCAGATATAGCTCCCATTTCTCGGACTTGGTCGACTGTTGCGTACTCGACGCCGTTGATGACCGTGGTTTCTAGGCGGAATGTTGGTGTTGAGTCTGCGGTGTTGCTGGTGTTGTAGCGGCTCATGGCGGCACGGCTTGAGCTGTTGCTGGTGACATAACCGCCACCTGGAGTCATGGTGAGCAGTTCGGGGCCGCGTTCTCCTACGAGATACGTTCCACCGGGGTTGACTGGTCCGCCAACCGCTCTTGTGCGGAACCCAAAATTTGGCCCCGCCGTGCTGAACTCGTTACCAGCAATGTTGGTAAATGTACCACCGCCAGAACCCATTTCTACCCCAGGCAGGCTTGCTTGTTCCCCGACAGCTGTACCCATGCCGGCAAAGGCGCGGGCGACGCCGATGGCGATATACTGCGCAATCATGATTGCTGCTTGATCAATGAGCGCTTTGCCCATAGCTTTAAGCATGTCAGCAAATGCCTCTTCCGCTGACTTAGTTCCTTCAATAAGTCCCACCAAACCTTCAGTTAGGCCGTTGACGAAAGCGTTTACGGGACCTTGAACTAGTTCCAATGTTTGATTGAATTTAAGCTGAGCTTGTTCGGCTGCAGCAATTTGCGGCAACATTCTTTCGTAGACACCGCGCTGACGTTCCAGGAGTTTTATTTTGGCTGCGGCTTCTATTTGGGCATCCTCACTGCCGTCTTTTTCAAGGGCTTTTTGAATTTCTAGTTGATCATTTATTTTTTGTATAGCGTTTGCATAGCGGTTTGCTTGTTTGGCTTCTAGTTGGTTTTGCTCGTCTAAGAAACGATCGCCAGTTGGTAAAGAAAGGCCGGCTAGTTCTTGTCCCAAGCTGCGCTCTAAGTTGTCGATTTGCTGCCGTCCTTTAATGCCTGTAATTTCTTTTTCAAGTTCTAAGCGTTCTTCATCCAGTTCTTTTAGTTGATACAAAATACTAAATTCTTTGTCAAGGTTTTTAAGTTTGAGTTCTTTAATTCGTTGGTCTTCCGTACCAAGCTCGATTTCTTTACGCTTAAGCTGTAGTAGGCCATCTAAGCGGTCTTTTTCAATGCCTAGTTTCTCAATTTTATTGGCCCCAATAGTAATAAGTTTGGTGTTTAGTTCGAACTCTTTTGCTTTCAAACCTGCGATTGTTTTTTGGACTTTTGCTTCTTCATCAACACCCGCTTTTGGTGGTTTGTAGTTAGCTGCACGGTTACGAATAGCAGCAAGTTCTTTTTCATAAGTAAGTCTTGCATCCTCTAGTTCTTCGCGCAGAACACCAATCTTAATTTCGTCAATAGCGTACTGGTTGTATAACTGTTGTTCTTTGTTGATTCTGCGCTGGAAGGCTAGTTTTTTCTCTAAAGCAATGCGAGTCTCGTCATTAGCTTTAGCGTTGAGAAGTTCGATTTCAAGTTCAATGCGCTTTTCGGAAACTGTGCCTCGAATCTGACGAAGCTTAATACCGTCAAATTCCGCAAGAGTAGCGCGGACCTTTTCTTCGCGCGCAGCTTCAGCGTTAAGTTTGATTTGTGCAGCAATAATTTCTTGGATAATCTTTTCTCGTTCCTTGACTTTTGCTAAAGGGTCAGTTCCTGTTCCGAAGCCGACGCCTGCTTGCTCAAAACGTTCAAAACGAGCTTGTTGTTCCGCATCACCAGAGTTACGAGCTTGGTTAATAAGATTGGCACGTCCCAGTTGGTCGGCTATGGCTTTGAATAGCCCAACGCTGTTGATGACCTGGGCGACTGATGAAGCCATTAAGGTCATTGCCTTGGCAAATTCGTTGCCTAGGCGTGTGCTGTCTTCGCCGAATTCCTTGAGAGCGTCGACGCCCTCTTGACCAATAAGGTCAGCCATTCTTTGGGTGGCTATTGAGAGGGCTAAAGCCTCGCGACCCGAATTCTCAAGACGCTCCACAAGAGAAGCAAAAGGAGTATTTGTTGCTCCAAGGGCTTCTACGAGCTTAGTAGTGTCGGCGGTGGCGGGATTAAGGGCTGCACCAAGTTCGCCGATACTTCGGATGTAGTCGTCGACTGCTTGTCCGATTGCGCCGCCGACAATCTGACCCCCAAAGCCGCTACCTACAAACGATCCAGCGGCTGAACCAAGGACTGAACCCGCTCCGCCGCCAAAAAGTAACGGAAAACCAACGCCAAGAGCAATACTTTCTGCCCGTTTTTGCCTTTCTCTATCTGCTGCTTTTTGTTGATCAGCGAGTTTTTTAATTCTTTTTTGCTCAAGTCTGTATATAGCTGCATTCTGCTTGACTTTTAAAGAGTTGATACTCTTAGTAAAGTTTTGATCAAGGTTCCCAGCGAGTTTAGTAAGGCGTACTCTTTCTTTGTACGCAGCTACGCCTTTTTCATTTCCTGGACCAAAAACAGGTGATTTTAACTTTTGAGTGGATGCTACGGCTTCTTGAAGGCTGGCATTTACAATATCGAAGATTTTTGGAAGTTTATTTGCTTCGTTGGCTCCGTTTTTCAGGCCATTGACAAAATTAGCGACTTCTTGATTGGTGTAATCAAGGTCTTTCCCTAGTTGGTCACTAACTGACCGAATGCGCTTAATACCGCGAGTTGCAGCATCAAGCATTTCGCTGCTTGGAAGAGCCAGCGGCTGTTGATCAATGGCTACCTTGGGACGTCGTGCCAGCTCCCTGGCTACTTTTTGTTGGTTGCGTCGAATGGACTTAGCAACAGGATCCCTAGCAGCAAAACCTGTGCCTGCACGAGAAGCACGGCTTTCTTCGACGTTTTGGCGGATTCGCTGTTGCTGGGCAGTTAGCTCGTCGTAAATCCGCTTCCGTGCGCGGAGTTCATTGTTTACATTCTTTTCTGCTTCAATTAGACGTACTGTCTCTTGTCTAAACTCTTCTGCAGTGCTGTCCATTTCATCTAAGGACTTTTTGGCTTCCTTGAGTTCTTGTTTAAGGAAGCTCAGTGACCCTGAACCTTTTGCAAGCTCAATAAGACCTTTTCTAGTTATCTCAAACTTCTCGTTTAAAGAATTAAATGCAACAAGACCGTCGGCAGTAACAGAACTAACTAGATTTTTAAAGCTGTTTTTAAAACTAAAAATGTCCGCAGTGGCTTGCTTAATTGCAGGCGCAAACGCAAAAAGAGATGCAGTGGCAAGTCCGATACCTGCAGCAGTTGCCGGTGCAGATGAAGCAAAGTCAAGTAAAGCTGCGCCTAGTTTTCCTGCAGGACCAACAGCTTGCTCTAAAGAACCTCCAAAAGAATTGAGGGCTGCAGTTACCTTTCCAAACCCTGGTCCTAAATTGTTAATACCTTGAAGCGCTTGGGCTAACTTTTCAGCACCGCCAGCACCTGCAGCAAGAGCTGTGCTAATACCGCCGATAGCAGCGGTCGGTTTGATTCGTTCAAGACTCCTACCGATTGCGTCAACACGTTTTTCAAAACCCTTTAATTCTCTTGTTCCTTTTGCAACAGCGCCGATCTCTACATTATTGGCAGTGTTTTGCAGTCCTTGAAGTTTGCGCTCAATCCTCTTTACAGCCTTATCTACTTCAGTTTCGACAAGCCTGACGATAATATCGGCGTTATATGCCACGGCTGCCGAAGATCAAATGCTCTATACACTTTAGCGACGGCGTTTGGCCTTCTCCATCGCCTTTTCTTGGTCTTCGTTTAGTACAGAAAAGTAGGCGCTCCAGCCCAACAACTCCTCGGGAGTCATAGTGGACCGTACTTGGGAAAGACTCATGCCTAGTTCTTTGGCTACGCCGAACTGAAGCATGAGCCAGTTGTCTTTCCTTAGCTGAGCGCTCAGGATTTTGGGTCCATGTCGACGTTGTCGTCGTCGGTCAAAACGCCCAGCATCAGTTGCTGCAAGTCTTTGTCTTTGACTTCGTGCTTAAGGACGTCGATTTCACCAGGGGAAAACATCTTGTTGCCGTTCTCGTCCTGTGCTTTAGCAATCAGCAGTTGTAGTGCAAAAGCGTTGGCATCGTCAGACTTTGCATTCTTTTGAGCACGCTCGCGCTCTGCCATGGTCAGCGGCGTTACGTACATTTCGAATGTCGTTCCATCCGAAAGCTCGACTTTTCTTTTGACTGGTTCGAGGTTGGCTGCCTTACGGAGTTTGTCGATTGCACGCAGATTGCTGGCGGGCATTTGAATTACAGATGTATGCGTTTAATGTAGCGGACTAGCAATAAAAAAGCCCCGGCGGATAACCGGGGCGTTCGTTTGTGTGGTTTGTACCTTATCAGGACTTGGCGAAGTCGAAGGTAGGAGTGGTTGTTGGGCGGAAGCTAATTTCCACTGCCTGGGCGTCATCAGGGTTGATGGACAGGTTGGCGGAAATCAGGTTTGCTTCGAACTCGATGGAACGGGACAGGGTGTTGTCGATGGAGCCGCCGGTGAACACCTGGTCGGTGTAAAGCTTAAACTTGGCACCGGTTTGGATGCGTTGCAGCACGTCCTCGACCATCCGGTTGCCCAGAGAATCGTCGGTGTCGGTGAAGTAAACGGTGGCGCTGCCTGAACCGTCGGCGAAACCGGCGATGAAGGTTTTGAACGGCACGTACTGACCGGGGGTTTTGCCGATCGTCGTCACGTCAATCTCGTCGCGAGTGATTTCGAAGGACCACTCACGAACCTGTGAGACCGAAGTGAAGTCGTCGTACTCAACCTGGAACTTGTTGGGGGCAGTTGCCGTACCAGCGTCGGTGAGGTCAACAGCAGAACCGCCGTCAGTTGCTGAAACCTGCAGCACTCCGGTGCTGGCGGTGTAAGCAATGACGTAGTAGGTGGTGCTGGTTGAAAGGCCTGCAGGCAGGGTGCCGGTGCCAGCGCCGCCGGTGGTGGTGTTGATAACACTGAACTGGACGGGGTCGCCGACCTTGAAGTTCAGATACGGAGCAACGGTAATGTCGTCACCAGAGGTATCAACATCGGTCGTTGCAAACTGGCCCAGGGTGCCAGCAGGTTTGTAATAGAGGGCACCTGAAGTGCCGGACAGAACGGTGGCGGCCATTGGCGTACCAGAGAATGAGGTTTTCTGCGGGCACTGCCCGGCTTCTTATAGGATAGCCGTTTTCTTTTTAACTCAAAACAGTGGCTTTGTAACCGGCATCAATACGGCTTATAAACATCGGAGAGGTTTCATCAACTACAAATGACGGCCCATTTATCTGACCGATGCTAAAGAATACGCCGCTGTTTGTCTTTGCTGTGTCTTGAACAGTTTCCAGGGTTTGGATAGCTGTGGATAAAAGCGTTTGGTTTCTAGCTGGACCTCTGCCTTTTTCGGTAAATACACGTATAACTAAAGACCCCCTTACATAGTCAAAGTTCGATGTAAGTGCCTGTTCGTTCGTCAGACCAAAAGTTACGTTTACACGGACATACTCAGTTGTGGTATTGGCTGGTGCCGCTGTGATGTTGTCAAAGAAAACAGGCACCGAAGGGGACAAATCATTAAAAGCTGTCAGCAGCGGTTGCTCGACCGTGGCTCGAATTTTTTGGTAGTCCATTAGCCGAACCCTTTAGCTTTAAATTTACCGAAGCCTCTTGAGGCCCCGCTAGCTAAATCTTTTTTCAAAAAGCCGCCATTTACGTAGGTTAAATACCAGTCCAATGGTGCGGTACTTAAATTGCCTTTCCCCGGCCCGAGTTCACCACGCTTACCTCCTACTGGTCTAATACCGGGTTTAGCGGGTTTTAATGGCGAAGATTTGGGGTAACCCTCAGGATCAAACGGCTCTAAGTCTTGTGCTTGATCCGCATAACCCATTCCATTAGTAATACTGTAAGTACCTACTTTCTTAAAACGCTGTTTTGGGACATTGCGAAGATCGTATTTATAGATTCGACCTGTAGATCTCGCACCCCCAGGAGAGTCACCAGGAGGCAAGGCGTACCAAGCACTTGAATATGCCCCTGTCCAGGCCGGTCCTTTTTCAGCTAGGGAGTTCATTATGTCCACGCAGGCTTCACGGGCAGCATCAATACTGGCTTTACGAATGTCGTTGAGCATAAATTTTATGAATTTACGCGCCATTACTGGGGCCTCGCGATGACGGTGTGCAGGACTGGTTCTGCGCCGCGTTTGGTGTTGATGTCGATCAGCTTGGCTTCGCGGGTTTCGCCTGCCTGTGTGTAGCGGATGCGGTCGGCTTGTTCTGGGTAGTAATCACCAAGCTCTGCCGCACCAAAGATTACTTTGAGGTCGGTGGTTTGGTAGAGACCCTCGTATTCGCTGGGGTTGACGTTTGTAATGACGGCTTTGACCGTCACTGTGGTTTCAAAATTGTTTACCGTTCCAGTTGTTGGGTTGTAGACAGAGGGCAACCCGGCTTTGACGTAAGTGATGTCTTGGCCCCAGTCGGCCAGGATGTCAGCTGGGATTGAGCCGAATACGTCGTCGATTAAAGCCATGTCAACCTCGCTCTAAGCGCACCGCATAATTTGCGGCACCAGCCAAGGTGTATGGACCGATATAGGTAGCGACCCAGGGGAACACGTCCAGGATAGTGTTGATCATGCCTGGGTTTTGGGAGTCAGTGTTGTACTTGACTTCGAGGTCGCCTAGTTTGACTTCCTCGTAGGTGCCGTCAGTTCCCTTGCTGCCGGTTAGAGCGTTGGGGTTGTTGGCGAGCGCACGAGCCAGTTCGAAAGTGCCGACTTTTACTTCGTCTGGAATAAAGGTGCATTTAAGTTCCACTCCATCGACTTTGTACTCTTTGCGGGGCCACTTGAGAGCTTGCGTGGTAGTGCAGCGTTCCCCGTAAAATTCAAAATCGTCAATAAAACGAGTTGCTGAAATAATCGCACGGTTCTTTTGATCGTCTGTTTTATTTACCCACGTAGAGTCGTCTGGTGTTGTTTCAAAGTATGCGTTTGCGTCAGCCAGCGTTACATAGCTGTTGGCTGATGCTCCTTGGAGAGTGGCGTCGATTGTTGCGGCCACGGCTTAATACCACCTTTGTTTGAGTTTAGCTCTGGTACGCCGTGCTGGTTTAGGTAGCGCACAGGCGTGGTAAACCGTTCCACCGTTTAGTTCGATTTGTGCTTGGTTATCGCTTACTTCGCTGGCTGGGATGTCGATAAATCTTTTTGTATTATCCTTGAGAATGAACAATCGCACCAGGTCCATGCCGCTTCGGAAAAGTGAGTCTCTTGGTACTAGCGTAAAGAAAGCTGAGACTCCGAAGGCTGAAAAGCCGCGTAAGTTTGCTGATGTCGTTAAGGAGATTCATAAGCTTCGTAATCAAGGTAAAACCGTGCCTGAAATTGCGATCCAGCTCAAAGTGAGCTACACGATCGCTAATCAGGTGGTGTTGCGGTCTTACAAAATGACTGCTCGTGGTGAGGAAGTGTTCCAGCGGCAGGAAGAAATGCGCCTGGGGCTTATTTGAGGCAATAAAAAAGCCCCCTTGCGGGGGCTCGTCGTCCAATACCAAGCTGAGCTTATCAGGAATAAGCGGTGCTGTCGAAGGGGGTGTTGACCAGGAGGCGCACGATGGGCACCATCTTGGTGGTTGCGAACACCAGACCCCAGCTGCTGGTGTTAGCCAGGTTGCCGGAAGTTGCGGCGTTGGTGGGGTTGTCGCCAGCGGCGGCCCACTTGGTGCCGGTGATGTGGAAGCCGTAGTGGTAATCCACAGCCAGCACGTCCTGCATGGACAGGATGTTGCGGTCGGCGGCGAGGCGCAGATCCTGTTGGATGCCCTCGGAAACGACGCCGGACTTGAACATGTAGACGGGGTACTTAACCGCGTGGGTTGCGGTACCGCCGGCCAGGTAGGTCAGTTGGTCGTCAATCACCACGCGCAGACCTGCGAAGGTTGCGACTTCGGGTTGAGTGACACCAACACCGCCGCCGCCCCAGGTCACTGCGCCGGATGCGGCCAGTGCTGAGGTGCTGAAGGTCAGCATTCCGATCTGTTGCAGGTAATAAGCAACAGCGGAGTGCATTGCGATGGTGTCGACCTCTTCGCCACGCTCGCCCAGCAGGTTCTTGGCTTCAAGAACGTTGCCAACGGAGATGTAGTTGGCTTCGGCGGGGGTTGCACCAGCGACGGAAGCGTCGTACTGGTTGGCTCCGAGGACGCCAGCAGCAGTGATGCCGCCGAACAGACCCAGCAGTTGGGCCTTCAGGGTGGCAGTTTTCAGCTTGTTGATTGCTGCGGTCAGCTGGTTGCGGACGTGGCTGAGGGGGTCAGCGCCGGAACCCAGCTTGCTGAGGTCATCAGCGGCATAGCTGAAGCCACGGTGCAGCAGAGTCATAATCTGCTCGTCGGCTGAGGTGCCCTGAGGAGTCAGGTAACCTGCGCCGCCGGTGCCCCAGGTGGCGTTGCTGAGGATTTGCTCCTCAGTCGGGTTGATGGGATCGTGGAACGGCACGCGAACGCGGGTACCGCCAGCACGGGCATCCAGAGCGGCGTTGCGCTGGATGATGCCGCTTTGAATCCACTTGGATTGCTCGAAAATGCCTTCAGAGGTGTACTGAAGGAATTCGGGGCGCGTAACGAGATCCGACAGGAATGTTCCGCCGGAATAGTTTTCAGAGATGGCAGCCATGACGGGCTCCTAAAAAAGGGTTTACGGCAGGCGTCCCACTAGGACTTATTTCCCGGCTTCAGCTTTAAGAATTCGAGCTTTGTCTGGATCCTTCGCGAGAAGCATCATTTGCTCGGTGATGTTAAAGCTGTCTTTCAACCACGGGTTGGATTGGCCGGGAAGGGAGGTGGCGCGGGCACTGCCCGTAACACCCATTCCGGCAGTGTTACTAGCTGCAAAATGATGCTCGTAACCACTGCCAGGATTTTTCAGGTTGGCGACGTATTCCGCCACCGGGGTCTCAACACCGCCGACAACAGCCACAGGCTGTCCGTCTTTGCTGCGGAGATTATCCTCTACCAGACGATACAGCTGATCAGGGGCAAGCGCACCAGCCGATGACAACTGGGAGAGCATATTTGAACGCAGTTGTTCTTTCGAATACCCCTGCTTAATTTGCTCGACTTCGGCTTCTTTTTCGGCCAAAGTTTGCTTTAAGGACGAGATTGTGGTTTGTGCGTCGTCCCAGAGCGTTTTGTACTCGCCGGATTCGGCTAGGCGCGCTTCCTCGGCTTTTTTCTTTTCGGTTTCGATGCTGCTCAACTGCTGCTGCAGTTTTTCGCGGTTTTCCTTGTCTTTGCGGCGCTCGTTAATCAGCTCGGCGTTTTTTGCTTTCAGCGCGTCGAGTTGGCTTTGCAGGTCGTTGGTGTCAGCCACAGGCTGAGCAGCTGCATTCTCCACAGGAGAAGTGGCTTGCTGTTCTTCAGACACAGGAAAAATTTAGTTAGACAATACTATTCTACAGGGTTCTCATTAACTACAACAGGCGGTGCTGGTGCGGCAATCTTCGCGGCTTCCTCTTCAATCTTTGTGTTATCAGGCAGAATCTCGCCACGACGAAGGATTTCGAGCAGCATTTCGTCGCTAATCTTGCCGTTGGTATTCAGTTCGGATAGGACAGCGACGTCTTGGCCGATGAGGCGGTAGTAGTCGAAGTCGCGGTCAATGCGGATTTTGGGTGCCTCGATGCCGACGTACTTAGCGGCCAAGCTGTAAGCCTGGTTCAGTGCGCTTTCCAGCTCTTGGCTGATGATTGACAACACTGAGTTGCTTTGTGCTTGGTCAATACGCTTTGCCTCGGCTGACTCTGCTACAAACTTTTGGCCGAACAGCTTGGTGACGCCAAGCGTCGACATTTGACTTTCCAGTGATTGCAGCTCAGACATTTGTGCGTCGAAGCTGGTGGCGTCGGCTTGCACGTAATACGCCTTGTTACCAGGCGTCATCGCGATGGCGTAATTAACGCCCATCGTTGCTGCACCAAGTGAGTCGTCCCAGCCCTCTAGCACGAGGGTGGGCATTGCGGCGATGTGGAGGGCGTGAATTAGGTCGGCTTGGCGTTGGTAGTGCGTGATGTTGAGGTTGGCAATGTCGAGCAGGGGTGGTTGAGAGCGCAACATGCCCCGGCGGTTGCTGTAAATGGGCACCACTGGAATTTCGTCCAGGCTGAAGCCCCCGGTTTGGGAAAATTCGACGATGTCTTCGCCCAGCGTGTACAAGTCATAGCGACCGGGGTAAATGACCCGCATTTGCTCGACTTGCTCTTCACCAAAATCGTTTAGGGGGCGAGTGACGTACTCGTGGATGCGGATTTGGGTGAGGGGGCTGCCGGGCATCGTGTAATCAGCCTGCCGCCATCCCCAAATTTGTGCTGCGTCAACATGCACGAAATAGGGGCGACGGCCCATTGCACGCTCTTCAGCCAGATTGCGTGCGCCGGTTGCGGAGGGGTAGTCGACAAGAATTGCGCTGTGACCATAGGTAAGGCTGCTAACCAGGGCACGACGCGCATACTCGTTGATGTTGGAGCCGAGGCCATCGATGTTTTCGCTTAGTTCGAGCCAGTAGTCGTCGCCTTCGATGTGGATCGGTTTGCGCAGGATTGCTCCGGCGGCAGTTTCGATTAGGCGGCTGGTGTAGGGGGAGAGGACGCTGCGGTCGACGCGGGTCTCGTATGCTTGATCGTCTTCCCTTGGTTCCTGCGGTAGGTAAGTCTCGCTTAAATCGCGGATGTAGTTGGTGCCTCGGGTGACGGCGGCCATTACTTGCCAGTCTTCCATCATTGCGATGACTTCTAAGTCACGCACGAAGGGCGACTCGCTGACCGAAGCGCCTGTAGGAGGGATGTTTGCGCTGTAAACCACGGTCAGTTGCCTACTTTATTGTTATTTTGACAGATGCTCACCACTTAACACGATTGGCCCAATAGGCGGCGGACATCTTGCCTTTGGCGATGTTTTTTGCGTGGCGTGCTTTAAATGACTTGTTGCGGGCCGTACCAGACGGACTTCCTTTGACGCCTTGTTGGCCGAAGCGGATAAGTTTTACTTTGTCGCCTTCTTTTGCAAGTACGGCGTGTGATTTTTTGGGGTGATTAGGGGTGCGTTTTGGCTTGTTGTAGCCGGAAAAGGTTTCGCGGCCGCGCTTAATCGTCATCGTCGTCGACCTCAATCATGACTTCTATGCCTGAACCTAGCCGAACCATCAAACCGGCAAAGTCGACTGGGTCTTGGGGCGTCATGAAGGCGAAGGTAGCTTCGGTCATGCGCGATTCGGCGTCTACCTCCATGTGGGTGCAGAAGCCGGGAATGATGCGAGTACCCATTAACCGTTGAAAGTTACTGCGATGTGCGGGGTGATGCTGGGCGTTCCAGACGAGATGGCGTCCAGGCGGACGCGAATGGTGGAGGTACTTTTTCCGGTGTAGTAGTAGACGTACTCACCGTCGCTGTTGATGGTTTTGCTGGTGTCGATTTCGTACCAGCTGGTGCCGCCATTGAAGCTGGCTTCGAAGGCCAAGGTGAAGTTGGCGCCGCCGGAAGCTTCGATTGCAAACGTGAACTCGGAGGCGTGCGCGTGGATGCGCATCTCGTCGTTGACGGTGGTCATCGTTCCACCGGTGTACTCAACGACGTTGGTGTACCGCTTGGTGTCGGTGACGTTGACGATTGCCACTATTTCTTACCTTTGGGCTTGCGCTTTTTGGCGGTTTTTGCGGCGGCTTTGAAGTTGGCGGCGGTTGGTGCGCCTTTCGCTCCAGGCTTGCGCATCTTTTCGCCAGATCCTGCAGCAATGCGTTTGCGCTTTGCTTGAATGTTTGCGTATAGGCCGCGTTTTTTAGGCATGGATCTGGCAACGCTTAGTCCTATCTTACTTATTCTTTTTGCCCTTTCCTTTGGGCTTTTTCTTACCGCCGTGGCCGTAGTGTCCGGGCATTAGAAGTCCCCTAATTAAGAAAGGTTTGTATTAAACCTAGCGCTACTTTGATTTTTTCTTTTTGCCGCCTTTGAGGGAGCGCAGATAGCCTTCACAGCGGGCTTTTGCGGCGTTTTTGCTGCTGGATTTGGGTTTTTTCTTCTTTTCAGCCATTAGAGGTAAGCATCTACCACACACGATAGTTAGTGGATCCCATGGTTTCGGGTTTAGCCAAGTTGAATACTTGTAGGCATAGATAGCCCAAAGCGTCGAAGGCATGGTCAACACCGAGGTTTTTGTTGGGTAGTCCCGTTCCAGGGGCGTAGGTGAGGGTGCGGAGGGCTTTGATTAGTTCTTTGCAGCGGGGGTGGATGAACATGCGGCGCGTTCCAGTTGCATCCAGGAGTGCTGTGTTGACGCAGGTGATTTTGTCGCGGATTTTCCAGGGGGCGCGGGGGGTGGAGACGGTGAAGCCGGATTTGCGCAGGATGCTGTGGTCGGTGGTGCCGACGCCTTGGGTTTTGCGGGCTCCGCCGGTGGGGTCTGGGCAGCTGATGATGCGACGATCCACGCCGTAGCGGTTTTGCACCTCTTCGCAGAAGTCCCAGGTGGTTGCGCCGCCGGTCATGATGATTTCGTCGAAAATCCAGAGGACGTCGCCTTTTTTGACGGCGCAGATGCCGGTCATTGGGTCGACGTTGAAGTCGACTCCGAGCAGTAGGGGCAAGACGGGGAGGTCTTTGACGTCTTTGCTGATGTTGTCGTCGGCGAAGCTGATGGCGACGAGGCCGCTTAGGTTCTCGAAGGACGCTTCGAATTCCTGGCGGAACGTGCGCGTATCAAGCTGAGCGCGGGCTGCGGCGACTTCCTCGGGTGGGACGTTGCCGCCTTGGATGGTTGTGTAGCACCAGCGCTGCCAGTCGCCGGTTTTGTCTTCTGGGACATAACACCACATGTCGTAGAACCAGCTTGCCGTACCATCCGGCGTGCTGATGAACAGTGCCCAGCCTTGTTTGTCGGCGAGGGCGGGGCGGATGACTTCGAACCAGACAGCGGATTCCATGAAAGCCGCCTCGTCGAGTACTACACCAGAGAGGCTGCGGCCGCGAAGGGCCATGGCGTTTTCGGTGCCTTTGAGTTCGATGGTTGCGCCGTTGACGAGTTCGATTTTGAGGTCGGTTTCGTTTTTGCTACGTACCAGGACAGGTGGGATTATCTTTTTTAGGACCTTCCAGGCGATGTCTTTCGCCATTCGGTAGGTGGGTGCGCAGTAAAAGAAGGTCTCGCCGGGGGAGTTGGCGGCCTTTTGTAGTAGTTCGATGCAGGCTAGGTAGGACTTGCCGAAGCGGCGGCCGGCGACGAGGACGCGGAAGCGTTTTTGGCTGGCAAATACTTCGTATTGAGCTGGTTTTAGTGCGACATCAATCGTTTTCGACATCTTCGGTTTGGGTTACGTCGATTGGGGGTAGGGCGGTGGCGTCCGATCCAGTCATTTGGGTGGGTGGTTCGACGCGGACGCGGATTTCGGGCAGGGATTCGGTGGCGGTGGGTTCGTCGCAGCCCACTTGACGTGCCAGGGAGTCGAGGATGCTGGCGGCGGTTTGTAGTTGGCCGCGTTTGATGGCGGCGTTGAGGACTTTTTGGCGCATTGAGAAGATGCGGCTGGCGTATTTTTCACGTTCCAGCTCAAAGTCTTGGTTGTTGAGGTTTGCGACCTCACGCCAGTCGCGCCAGGCGGTTTCTTCGCTGATTTGTTCTTTTTGGGCGTGGTCGAGGACTAGCTGTTTGGCGGGGAGTCCTTCGAGCTGGCGCATGTAGAGGCGCTTAATTCGCTGCTCTCGTTTGTAGTGAAAGCGCGTAATTTTTGGCGCGTGCTTGTTTTCCTTGGGTTCTTCGGAATGTCCC